TTGGAAGAATTGAATCCAGCCAATGGATATCATAAGATTGTCAAAGCATTCTCAAAGTTAGCCAAGACCAACAAGCTTTATGAGGATTCAAGATTGATGAGTCAAGATTTTGTCAATGGCTACACAGAAGCAGGTTCTGTAGAGTCTGAAGTTGACTTGTGTAGGAGACTCATTCTAAGCCCAAAGCAGATCCCTTGTGGTTATTCTAGGAAAGCAATATCAATAGCATGCAAAGAGAGTAAGATGGCACTGAGATCCACAATGATGAGACAGAATCTGCTCAAATCTGATTTGAATTGCTTTCTTGATTCTAGATCAAAAGTGACCTCAAGTGTGAAGGACAGAACAGTGGAGATCTCTGAAAACATGATGACAATGCTCATTAAGAATTTAGAAGATGGGAAGTATGGTGACAATCAAGAGCTTCTCAGTCACTTTAAATCTGGTGTGAGAGCCAAGGTGATTGTGAATCTGTTGGCAGAGATAGAGTCTCACATGCTTATGGGGATGGAACTCACCGTCTTTCATGTGGCTGCCAAATTCATATCCAGCCTGGAAGATGTTTTCAATGGTATTGCAGAAAAACTTCAAATTGGTGCAGTGAGGGAACTAATGATACAGGATATAAAGAGTGCAATGGGTACTCATGTTTTGGAAACAATTTCCATCGCAGCATGCTACAATGAGCCTGAAGAAATGTTAACAAAGAAAGACAAATTTCAAATTCAAGTCAAGAATGCTAGAAGTCTAATAAAATCTGGAAGAGTTGTCATCAACAAGTTGGCTGATAGTGCTCAATGGGGCCCTCGAGTCATGCCAACAGAATTCATGCCAATGTTCAATTATCTGAGGGACACCTTTGGAAACAACATCATAAATGGTGCTCAAATGATGTTGACCAAGATGACTCACAAGCTCCTTGAAATACCAAAGCATGTTTGGAAAAAGTTCTTCACAACAGACTTTGATCCAAACAGACTCCCGACTCCTGAGAGATCAATGTATGAAGAGCTCATGGCAACTGGTCAAATAGTCTTCATAAATAGGAACAACATGGGTCAAGGAATTCTTCACTTCACGTCATCCTTGAAACACTCCATGATGTTTCATCTCATTCGCAAGGTGCAAAAACAGATTCTTGGCAGAGTCTGTGATTTTTTTGAGCAGAGAAGACAATGTGGCTCAGATGACAGTGCGATCTTCACTGCAGTCATGGTAAACATTGTTGGCCTTCTGATTTATGCAGTGTTGGAGGAGATAGATGAGTGTGTAAGAAGGCTATTCAATATAGAAGAGAATGGTGTGAAAACAGTCAGTGGCACACCATTGAGTGAATACAACTCAAACTTTGAACACAATGGGTCTTGTGAGCCTATAGAGGATAAGTTTGTAATTGTTGCAACCAGGATGCCAAGTGTCACTGATTATGATGGCACAATGAGAAATGCTTTGTCCAATGTTAGAAACACAATGTTCAATGCAACATCACTCTCAATGGCAACTCTTTTGATACATCAGACCTCCAATTTTGTCAGATCGATTTTCCAGGTGTCTGATGGGAAAAGGAATGATCCATCTGCAATATTCAACATTGAGAACTGGAAAATACCGCTACAATTATGTGGTCCTTGTCAAAT